CTGAATTTCAGATAAGTGAACGGTTTGCCCTTAGACGCCGCGTCCAGCGGGTACAAGTGAAAATCCTCATTGACAACGAGCAGACTGCCCACATCGGTAGACGTGACGCCGACACGCAGGGAGGTCAGCGTGACAATGCCGGAACGAAGGCGTAAGATGAAGTCAGACACGCCGTCAAAATAGCGCGTGGCGGGCGTGCCGGTAGACAGAAACGGGTCATACCCCGTCATGCTCTCCCACTCTGCTACCGCCTCATCTAACGCCGCTTGCATGATGGATGTGCCGGGCGCAGTCTGCCCGTTCCGAACGAGCAGGGCAGACAAATCGGTTGTTGTCGGATACGGCATGGTCTATCTGCCCCAAATTCCTGCGGGTTTCCCCACCTTGTTGAAATCGCCCACATTCTGGTAAATCGTTTTCATTTCGTTGCCGTCTGCCCAAAGGCAAACCATTTCGATATGCCCGACGTTGACAGTCGGCGCAAGATACAGCGTCTTTCCGCTTCGTCGCCAATTCTGCCAGAAATAAATATCTTCGTCTACGCGCCCGTCTCCCCATTCGCCCTCTGCATTGGGCGCATGGAGAAAGTACGGTTTCTCGACTTCGGTTAGAGCGGCAACGCGCAGGAGTGTTAGCCCAAAATGCCCCGATTGCAACTCAATCAAATCTTGCTCTAAGTCGGCGCGAGGAATGTTCACCATGCCACCCGCCGCCGTGCCGCCTGTCAATCGAAACAGCGGATTTTCACAGCCGCGCTTCATCTGCAAGGGGCAAACCGCGTCAACGTGCGCGTTCGCTTCCATGAGAGCGTACAGCCGCCAAACGTCCTCTGCTGTGAAGATGGTGTCGTAGTCAATCGTCAAAATATATTTCGGCGGGGTCTCCTGCTCCATCACGCCGCGGAAACATTCTGACAACCCCTGCCCCCAAAACGCCGAAGTAGAATTGCGAATGTTAATGCCGTGTGGAACCAACGCATTGAAGCCGCAGAACATATTTGACGTAAACGCAAGGCGCGGCATACTCATCACCGCGTTCACCGTGCCACGGGGGATTCTGCCCGTCGCTGGCTCCTGCCGCACCTGCTCGCCCTGTGCGGGTTTCCTGCCCTGCAAATTGAGAGAGACGGGCAAAGAGGCACAGTCCTCTATCTCGCTCTCCCAGTGCGTAATGTCCACTAGTCCCAACGCCGCAAACGCTTCCGTCAATCCCTCTTCATCGAAGAGGGCTTTATGAAAATCATACTCATCGGTTTGCCCGCCCATTGCATACCCTGCGATATTCCACGCCTCGTTTTTATCGGACGGGGAGAGGTACGCAGTCGCGATTTTGCGGAAGTCTGGCACGGCGATTTTGAGTATGCCGCCCGGCTTCAAGACGCGCACCCATTCGCGCAAAACCTCTACCGTTTGCGCCATCGGGAAATGTTCCAAGACGTGTGAAGCGCGTACCTCCAAGCAGGTTTCATCGTCGAATGCACTGTCATTGACGCCATGCTGATATAAAGGGAAAAGGCTGTCTGCTGTCTGTATATCTAAATTGATATAGCCGTCAAGCGGGGTATCACCCGCACCCAAGTTGAGTTTCATTTGTTTTGCTTCTCCTCAGAAGCCCTCTCTGGAGGCACAGGAAGAGGGGAGAGGATTCCCCTTTTCGCGCCGTCGCGCTATCCTGTGCCGAGTCCGATTAAAGGACGATGAGTACGTCCGCATTGGATTCTGTCGTGGTGTTCGGCAACTCTTTGGGACGATGCAGGAACCCCAAAGCGGAGAATGTCTGCGCGGTACGCGGCGTGATAAGCAAGCGAATATACCGTTTTCGTCCTGTCAAATCGGCGTCGAATTTGGCATAGGCTTTCGTCGTCGTCGCAATCGGGGAGTTGGGCAGCACGAACCCGCCGACACCATCGCCCACCGCGAGAGTGATGTCCGCGAAGTTGGTTGCAACTGTGTCGTCACTCTCTTGCAATTTAAGCACAGATGGTTTATTTGTCACCGCGTCGGCTGTTGTCGCATGGACAAACAAGGAGAGATAATCAAAGCCCCGCGTATCAATCAGGTCACTTGTCAGCGTTGTCGCTGTCGTCGCCGATTGCTGTTTGATGACAACGAGTGATTTGCCGTTTTGCGCTCTAATCATTTTAGTTTTTCCTCAAAAGAAAAGCCCTCTCATCGTCTAATGAGAGGGCGAAACGCACGGAGTAATTAGGAGTTGAGCATCGTCAATCCGACAACCGCGCCCGGTTCGCGCAACGCCGCCGTTGCGCTCCAGTTGCCGAAGGAATGGCAGTTGATGTCGAACCGTTGCGTACCTCGAATGGCGAGTTGATCCTGAGCAAACTTGAAGTGATCACTCTCTGCGATTGTCACCTGTCTGCGGTCTCCCAACATTGCGCCCATCGCCAAATCACCAAACAACGCGCACACCTGCGAGTTCGCTTCGACTTTCGGCATGACCTGTGTAAACCGCACAGGATAGCCGAGATACATCGGGGTACGATTCCCGTTAATAACTTCCGTCATCGTCGTACCGCCGCTCTGAATGGCTTCCAGCAATGCAACAGAGAAGTAGAATGCACGGTTCATATACCACGCGGTGTTCGGCGTGTCCGCGTACTGCGGAATGCGTCCGACACAGGCAAGGAAGTTGTCCACAATGAGCTCGGAATAGTTGTTACCCGTTCCCAGCACAACGCCCGCCACGTTCTCATTGGTGGTTCCCCACGTGCCGCCGTTCTCCTCATGGATTTGACGGAACTTAAACGACGCGCCGACGATGCGCCCGAACGCGCTTGTGCCGTCGCCGGTGAACCCTGCAAGGTCTTCTGCATACGCAAAACCGTACGCGATTTCGTTTGCCACATACGCGCCGAGGTCAACAACCGCGTCGTCGTCAATCTCAGAGGAGAGGAGAGCCAACGCCGCGAGTTTGCGCGTCGTCAATCCCACATTGTCAAAGGTCGGCGTGCTGTCCGTAATGGTTGCGCCTTCGCCGATATAGTACGTGGTCACGCCGCTTGTTCGACGCGGGATCGTCATCACGTCGCGGGTCATGGGAACCACGTCCGCATACTGACGAAACACGCCGTACATTTCGCGCAGGTTGATAATCGCCGCCGAGGTCTCTTCGGGAACAAGAACGCCGCCCTGCAAGTTGTTTGCCTCGTTGAGGGCTTTGACGCCGTGCGACTTGCAATAATTTACCGCGCTTGGATTGTTGGCAGGATACAGGCTGGCAAGAATATACTGCCCGAACTCATAGGCTTGCAGTTCCGCGCTCTTCTTCTCCGTCGCCACATAGCCCTTGATCGCTTTGACGCCGCGCCTTCGGAACGTGTCGAACCCCTCACGCTTTTCCGGCTCTACGTCGTATTTTCCGCGTTGCTGAGTGACGTCGGTAACGTTATACAGCGATTTCACATCGTCAAGGTTTGCACTTGCCAATTCGCTCTCTGCTGTGAGCGTTTTGACCTGTGCGCGTTCGTCATCGGAGAGCGGCTGTTTCGCTTCCAGTTTCGCTTTCATGGCAACAGAAAAGACGCGGAATTTCTCCCGCGTCTCCAATACTGCCGCTTCTGCTGTTTGTAAAGGAGTCATTTTTCCCTCTTAAAATCGAGTGAGTGCCAGCAGAAGATAATCGTCTTCTATCTGCTGAACAAGAGATTTAATCGCCTCTTCGTCACTCTCTGAATCCCTCAGAGGAAACGCGGCTTTGTACCCGCCGCTTGCAAGGGCGACGGATTGCGAGTTTGTATAGCCTAAATCTCTTAGGTGATCCTCAAACTCTCGAACGGTTTTCATGGGACGGTATGCAACAACGCGGCGCACCTCTACAGGTGTGCCGAGCGTGACCTTTTCGCCATCAAGAGAGTAACTGGATTCGCACATTTTTGCGCCATGATTGTACACAACAGATGTATCGTATAAATCGTATATGTACGCCTCGCAGTATTCAGATGAGTTGCCGGTTCCATCCAAGTTTTGGGCGCAAATTGCACGTGTGATTAAATCACGCTTACTCTCAAAAGACAAGCCTGAAGATTTTGCGTCAATGAGTAAAGTTTTCATCGGCACGATGCGGTTACGCGGCTCTGCGGGTGTTGGCGTGAGCGAGAACTCTGCAATCACCCAGCGCGTTATTTCGCCGGTCTCCAATCGCTTGACCATGTGAGACGGTGCGCCGGAACTCCATCCGAGTTTTCCCTTTGCCGCCAACTCATAGACAAGGTTTTCGTATTCGTTCGCCATGTCCAGCACCGCCTCGACGAAGATACCGCGCTCGTCTTTGACCGCCGTTGCCGCGTTGGTGAAAATATGGTCGGCGAGTGCAGGAGAGACGCCTTTGAGAGGTATGCCATGATGGAATATCGTGTCTACGCCGTCGCCGTTATGCCGCCCGTAATACGTCGTCGGGGTGAACCATTCGCCGGACAAATCTTTGCCGCCAAACGTGACACCGTACCCGCCGACTTTGCCGTCGCCGAGTGCTTTGATTTTCCCGCCGTAACTGATTAGGCTGTCCATATCGAAATATCCTCACACAACAAAAAGCCATTCCAGGTATACCTGGAATGGCGAGTACGTTTTATACTTTTAACTGTCTATGCCGGAAGTTCCGGGAGTTCCATCCAATGCGTAATGTCTGCCTTGAAAGTATTGCAGCAACCGCACGCATCCAGCACCTGTTCCCATCTGCCGTATGCGTTCGGTACATTGTCAATCCATAGATATTCCGCATGGCGAATGCCATCACTGTTGACCACTAAATACTCGCCGTCTTTTTCAGGTTTTCGCTCTGAATACAGTACCCATTCCATTACTCAAAACCTTTCATGCCGTCGTCACGCAAAAGATGACAGAGGCAATTCATAAGACAAGGCGTCTGATTCTTTTTCGGCACAGTCGGCAGGGTTTTCGATGTGTACGGACTGCCCGCCGCAAGGGAAGGACACGCCGAACAATGTTTCTCCGCACCGCCTAAAACCCACGTAAATAACGCCTCTTTGCCCGACGCCATGACAAAAGTTTCGTTTGCCGTCCCGACCATGCGCCCTAAATAGGATTCTGCACGCCGTTTGAGTTGAGATACCTTCGCGTTCCCGTCCTCATCGGTGTACCTGCCCAAAAGGATTTCCTGCACGAATTTGCCAAGATGCGCCTGTTCGCGTTGCATGACCGTGACGCCGACATAATCGTCGAGCCGCGTGCGTTTGCCCTTGCTTCCTGCCCGTTGCCGTCCGAGTGCTGCCGCCGCACCGTGCCGCTCTGCGAGTATCTCTGTAAGGCGTTTGCC